AGGCTCAAGGAACTTAGTGTCGTTGTATTCAGGGTAAGCGTTTGCACCTACACCCTTCATCTTCTTGATGATCTTGAAGTCACGGCCTGTCTTGATATCGCTCACGTCACCCAGCGGCTTCTCATCGTTGGCCTTGTCGCCCACGATGGCACGGACGATACGCTGATGTAGCGTCTTACCGATGCTGAGGATTTTCGGCCCGACGTTCTTTTCCGTCTCGCCGTTCTTGTTGACCTGGGTGCGGACGATGCAGTTGTAGTAGTAGCGCTCGATTGGCTTGATCTTCCTTGCCTGATTCTGCAATTCCTCAGCGGCCTTGCCGTCCTTCTTCTCCGACTCCTTCCAGAGTTCGTTGTAATACTTGCAGATCACGCAGGGGCATTTCGGTTCCTCATCCTCCCATCGCTTCTGTCCGTTGCGGTTCACCAGCACCCTTGGGCAGTGCAAACTGCGGTTGTTGATGCGGTGCGTGCGAGTGGCACAGAAGAACTTCTTGCCCTTGGAAGGCGGCAGGAGCCTGACGGTAACGAAACCGTCCTTTTCCGGCATGCGGACGAAGTTTTCGAGGAAGTCGGTGTTGCCTGCTGCGTCGAGGCGATCCGATTCTTCCAACATGTCCGCCATGTTGATTGCGTCGTAGTTAGCCATTGTTCTCATCTCCATGTAAGTTACTTGCGATCACCAACGGTTACTGTTTGTAACTACATCGTTGATGATCTGGTTGTAACTTATATCGGCGGGATGGTCAAGGTAGTTTCAGTGGCTTGTCATTTTTTCTTGTTTTCGATCACCGTCTGTGCGTTTCGCTCGATGTAATCTGTGGCTTTTTCTACCAAACTGCTGGTCTTCATGCCTTCAACGTAGTCCTGCCGCTTCTTCAGTTCCTCTTGGTACTCTTCTTCCAAAGCCTTGAGAATCTGCATGTTATGTTCAAGCTGCATCTGGACTGCTAGGCGGTGAGCCTCTTGTGCGGCACGCATTTCATCATTACGGATCGTGAAGCCTTTTCGCTTCTTGGGCACAGGAGGCTTCCACTTACTACTTTTAGTTTCTTCCTTGGTCGGAGCAAAACCCGCACGACCTTTTTCGAAGATACTACTTTCCTCCATTTCGGTCGAGGTAGCTTCTTCTGGGTTATTACGTCGCTCACGATCAGAAAGTAGTTTCTTCCTGACGGCCCGCTCACGGTCCTTCTTCTTCTGGAACTTCTTCTTCTGGTTCATTTCAAATTCCTATGTAAACTGAACAGCGCCTTCTCCATCACGTTCATACCGCCAGTGCTGTCCTCGTCTTCTTTCTTTTCTGGTGGCCTGGATTGCATGTCCTGAAGTGCCTTCAGTTCGGCGGCGTAGTCTGCCCTCAACTGTTTCAGCAGACTAAGACGTGGCTCCTCTGTTTCATCGGCTATGCGAAGGTCCAGAGTCGCCACCTTCTCGACCATCTCCTTGATTAGCTTGTGATAATCGACTGGCTTCGGGCGACTGGCACGTTCTTCGGCGTCCATCAGCCGCTTTTCCTTGGCCTGGGCACGAATCCTCTCACGGCGGGCAAGAATCTTCTTCTTAACCTCCCGCTCACGATCCTTCTTCTTCTGAAACTTCTTGTTGTTTACCATGCCTTATCCCACACAAAGTAGTTTTCTTCCCACAGCTTCTCCAAGTCGCAATCGTGGTGTATCAATCTTAGTTCGCACCCGTAATGCTTTCCAAGAAAATCCTGTATGTCCTGGGCGTGGTCTGCAAGATAGTCGTATGTGCATAGAGGATTGTTGACGAATATATGACAAGCCTCTTTGTGCTTGTCACATACCGCACGATACCAGACTTTCATTACCTTCTCCTGATCTCAGGCATACCGGCACCTGCTTCTTCGCCTTCGAACATAAGCTGCGGCGCTTTACCGCCGCCAGGTCCGCTGCTGAAGGGGTCGTTGCGATTGTCTAGCTGATACTGAATATCTGCCGGAACAAAGTAATCCTGCGAGACGATTACTTCTCGCTTGTGATCGTCCCACATGACGAATACTTTCTTGCGGTCCAGGGCTGGCGCTCCGTGCTTGTCCACTCTCTTGTCTCTCGGATCGTCCATCTCCTTGAAGACTGGATACCTCTGGCCCTGGCGGAACTGTAACCCCGCCCTCTTCACTGCAATAGGGACCGGCACACGCTCGCCGTTCACGTCCTGAATCACACCCTCGTCCATCACCACAAACTTGATCGGCCTGAGCCTCTGCTGCTGGCCGTTGGCCACCGCCAACTGATTGTGTGGCATCGCAGCCGCCGACAACGCCAACTGCGTGTTTGGCTGCTGGGGGACCACCGGAAGCTGCAACTGCCCCTCCTCGGGCACGTCCTGAGCGATGATGCTGTTATTCTCTGTGTCAAGCAGGAACTTCTTGTTCTTGATGATGACACCGCCCTTTGTTTCACGGAAATTTACTTTCTGCTTCTTCAGTTCGTAAATATCAACGTCAGGCAACACCCAGATATCACGCCTCGCCATTTGCGCCATGATCTTCTGGGCTAATGCCTCAAGAGGAACGTCTTCGAAGGGTTCGCCTACTTTGCGTTTCATCTCCTTCGTTTCGTCCTTGTTGTAACCGCCTTCCTCTAGCTTTTCGTGATAACGATAAACTACTTCAAATCCCATGTGGTTCCTTTCTAATTAAAAGAGTGCGGCCAGTGTAATCTGGCCGCTCCCCTAGTTAGACTTCCTCCTCCTGCTTCTCTGGCTCTGGGGCCGGGAAGTTGTTAATCACCAGCCTGCCATAGAAACCGGCACCTTCCTTGGCTAACTTCTTGCCATATCTTGTAATCAAACCGACCCTTGGCGTGAATGTATCAGGGTCCAAGACCACAGGTGTTCGTGTAAACGGGACATACGGTACATAGGCATAACCCGCCACATCGTCTTCGCCCTTGTAGCCTGTCAGAATCTCATGCCTTGGGAAATGCTCGTCTTCGATCACCTTCACAATCTTGCCGTTCCTCTCAAGAGTGCCGGTACGCCTCACCTTCATCGGCAGGGAGTATATGTCGTCCCTGGAGTGGAACGCATTGCCTTCCTTTAGTACCTGGGCTACGTCTGGGTGACATAGTATCCAGTTAGGACACCCGCCACACTTCTTCTCCACCGTGGCAGTTAACTCTTCCAGGTTTGTCCACAGTTCTTCCGGCGTCCTCCACTCACATGCCGTTAGCGTGCCGCAGTTGTTCCTCAAGTCGTTGATGATCTCACGACAGAACTCTTCGCAAATCTCCACAGAGATCACCACCGTAGCTTCGGCCTCTTCGTCCAAAGAATGCGGCTTCCTAATGTCCACCAGTGACTGGCATTCATCGCTCTCCAAGAACAAGCGATAGGAGTTGGGAACACCAACTTCAGCTTCTTCGTGTAAGCACAAATGTCTTCGGCGTATTTCTCATTCGGCCTGTTCAGAACAACAATACCTGCCGGCCCAAGTAACACCTGCACATTCACCATGTCCCAAGCTACAAAAGAGCGTGGGTCAAAAACCCTGCGCACCAGCGGAATACTGATCCTCTTGAATTGGGCTAGGTCGCCGGAATCCGTCATACTCTCGTTAATGAGCCTCTGGTTCTCCAGTAACACAGCCATCACGTTCTTGGCAGCACCATCCAATAGCTTCAACATGCCAGTCTTTGACCAGCGTGAGATCAGAACATCGTATTCCTTCTGCAATACGCCCTGACATTTTTGGACCGTCTCAGACCACTTGGCCTTCTCGTCCTGTTCCTTAATTTCCTCAGTCATGTTAGCCTTTCATCTTTTGATTAGACCGACTCCGTAGCGTGTGTGGATTATCACAGGCTCCCTGCTCTTGATGCGGCAAAAATCCATGTATGCCTCTGTAGCAGGCTTGTGTCGGTTCACGTAATCCATAACTATCAACGCATCTGCGTCTAATTTTGACCAAAGTACGTCGAGAAATTCACGGTGGCGGTCATAGCCAACCTCTTCGTTAACGATGGCACAGCCCCATTTGTCCTTGTTGATTAGCTTCTCAAAGGCTTCATCGTTAACAGAGCCGTGGTAAATGTCTAGCTGACCTTTGAAGTGATCCTTGACATTGGACTTGCCCAGCTTAGGGGAGTAGTATTCGGCGGTCTTCTCTTGGTAGCCAAGGAATCTTTCGACCGTCTTACAACCACGCAGGAAATTGCCGCTGAAAAGGCCCAGCCTGAAGCCTAGCTCTACCAGAGACTTTGGCTGGATAAATGTACCGAGCCAGTAGTAGAAAGGGACGTACTTTGGGTCGTTATAGGCTGCTGATTTACGTGATTCCTCATCCAGCACTCTCATGCGGTCGAGAAATACCCTGGAAGTTATCTGCTTATCCAGCTTTTCTTCCAACTGCTTCTTTAATTCGGCTAGTTCCATGACTTTCAAAGAGTAATAAGCATAGATAAGCCCACAAGGAGGTAACGCATGGCAGATGAAGCTACGCTTGATGAAGTGGTTGGTCTTATCAGCAAACTGGCAGACAAGCTAGAAACCATTTCTGGTCGGCTCGATGCCCTGAACCGTATTGATGTTTTGGAGGGCCGTATCAGTTTGGTGGAACGTACCATAGCCAAACTGGATGATCTCCGCATAAAAATGTCAAAGGTAGAAGAGGCTATTTGCAAAAACAACGATTGCCTGGAGAAGAACACTGCTGGCCTGGCCCATAATACAGAAACTTTGAACGGCATGAATAAATAAACAGGTCCACTGTCAGTCACGACTGGACCGAGTTACTTCTGCTCATGAGGATGAAGTATCTTAGGTCGTGGCGAAAGTTAGGCTTTCATGAACTCTATGGCTAGTGCCACAGGGTAGGCCGCTTTCACCGGAGCAGACCGCTCCCTGGAAGGAAGATACAAGTCGGGTTGTATCTTCCTTTCTGTTTTTACAGCACCGGCAGCGAGAACTTCTTGCTGCCGGTATCCTTGTCAAAACTAGCATTATCGACAATCCGCAGCATCGAACACAACGAAACTACCTTGCCGTTGTGCCACTGCATACAACACCGCCCGCACTCCACGCAAAATCTCTCGATCTCCGTCTGAGTCTTGAACTTCAACGCCTCTTCGATTGTGAGCAGCTTCTTGTTCTCTTTGTCGTAGAACTGGCACTCTGGGAATATGTCGTTGGCGTCATTCCAGGGATAGCCTACACAACAATCTGGTCGTTCTTTGTACGCTCCGCAGAAATACAGATACTTGGGTTTGTCCATGTACTATTAAAGAAGAAGGCCCCGCATTTGCGGGGCCTTTGTTACTTCTTCAAGGTCTTCAGGTATTCCTGATACTTCATGGCTTGATCCAGGTACTCAAACCTGAACTTGAACCATTCCCATCGCTCCTCCTGGGCAGTGGAGTCTTCGCCGTAGCGCAAAGCTGCCGGACTCTGATACACCACTTCGCCATCCGTCACAAGGACGAAATGCTTCTCATCCTTGTGACACTTGCCAATGCTGGCACAGCTTGATCGTGACTGGGAAAC